TGGGGTAACCAAACACAATATTACCGTCCTTGTCATATTTATATACTAAATCAGATCTGTCATTAATACTTGGTGGTGACGCATCATTATTAAGAGCAGTTACCCATACATATTCATCTCTATCAACTACTATTTCCACCGGTGAAACTAGAGGCGGTAGAGGAACTGTTACTAAAGTTGTACCATCAGTATTATACTTTATTAGAAAATTAGATACAGGGTGTGTATACGCAACCCATAAATTATTATCATAATCAGTATCAATGGAAGCAGGCAATAGTGTATTTTCACCAGCAAAACCAGACAACTCAGGCAATGTATATGTTGAGCTGAGAGCATATACTATGTTTGTGAGTGATGGGTAGGCAATGGACTGCAGGGTACCCGTGGTACCGCTAATTTTGATGCACGAAACTGCATCAAAAAGAGATATCCAAATGTTATTATTACCGTCAATCGCAATACTGTTAGGAGCTGAACTAGATAATTCAGTAGATCTCAAATCACGATACTCAACACCTGTTAATGATTGTACTGGATAAGAAGACAAAGCAAAAGATGATAGTATGCTGCCAAAAACATCAATTTTATATATTTTATCTACAGATCCATCTCCTACCCATGCTTGATAATCATTGCCTAATCCTGCTCCAGATGGTGCTACAGCTAGGCAATATGAATTGGGGCTGTTAGGTGTTCTAAAATCTTTGTTACTGCTTGATATAATAACTGTAGCAGTGCCAAAGCAAGAATTATAAAGACTAGTTCTAAATATTCTTTTTAAATATTTATAATCCGGTTCACATATCCATCCCAATAAACTATCTTTAGGAAAGTTTATAGGGTCCTGAATGTTCATGCCAGCAGTTAATTTGCAGGTATAATTTGAAGATTGTGGAATAAAATACCCTTTATAGAATGATCCAACACTCTGAGGCGCAGTTGCTGGAAAGTCGTTATAAAAAAGTGCATCTGTAATGCGGTAGCTACTGTCACCAGATAGAGCAATTAAATCTATTTCTAAATTAAATGCAGTTGGAGCAGGTGTTGTGAGATCAATATTTGAGCTAATGAGAGGTGGATAAGTTCTTGTGGAATAGTTATCACTGTCTTTCATTTTTATCACAAATGGAATTTCAGTGTTTTGCCAGCTAATAGGAGGCATTTGAAATCTTGTAGTGGAAAGAACACCTTCTCCATCAATGCCATTGGTTGTGATAGAGAGATAGGATGCTGGGTTGTGCCTCACTTTAATTATGGGCTGAACTGCAGATTTAATCGATTGGAATCCCTCTGGAGACTTAGAGATAAAATCATAGAGATTGTTTTTAAATGTAAACTCATCATTAAATGTAGCGTTATCAAGTGTAGCAAAAATATATACTGGTGAATCTCTTGTTGTGAAGTTTTTAGCGCGATCATCAACATAGTAAATTTCAGCGTAACCTGTAGTGCCGGCAAATACACTTCCTGTATCGTTCTTATTGCAACGCACTAAAGCATTGTTGTTAATTCTAGCGTATATATCTGTATCAATTGTACTCACTTTGTCTACAATTGTGTAACTTGTGGTTCTACCAATGGTTTCTTTAATATAAAAGCGTGATAATGCTCTTAAATGAGCCCATTGATCATTATAATACACTTCTGAATTAATATAATCTCCATAAGCACCAGATGCATACAAATTAATTGTAAAATTATTGCCAGTTAAAGAATCAAATGTTTGGTAGCTATTCCTTCTTAAAATAACCAGAGGATCTATAATTTTGCTAGCAGGAACATCGTAGATAAATTTTCCATAATCTTGAAAAATCAAATCATCAGCTACAAAATTAAATATTTGTACCCTAGGTTTATGAGTACTGGTGTATAAATTACCAGCATTGTCAAAAAAATTGAGCTTAACTTCATATGTGCCTGGCCATTTGTAATGATGCGTAGCTGTTAATGTGTTTGCTGTTGTACCATCACCAAAGTCCCACAGTAAATATTTGTTGGTTGCAAAAGTTGCACTTGACAATAAGCCGACAGTTGTGAGATCAGGTATAAATGTTAGAGGGGTTATATCTAATGAATATGTTGATAGAGCTTCAGTGCCTGAAAAATCTTTTGTTCTAAAATAAAGATAAGAATTGAGATTTGAAGCCATTAGAACTCTCTCTCAAGAAGCTGTAATGAAGGGGTAATGACCTTTATTTTATCAATAAAATTAATTGGATTGTTCAAATAAGGAAATTTAAAGAAAGGCAGTTGTGTGTCTTGAGAGATGATTTTGATATCAGTGTAGGGATACACTGGGTTAAAAGCAAGAAAATTAATACCTGGTGTAGTTACTGTGGTATTGCCGTTTATTCTTATAGTTTTTATATCAACTATTCCTTCTATGGAAGATATTTCATTAGAAAGATCAGTTAGAGAAACATACTTGCCCAAGTTATCTTTAGTAGTAGCAAAATAATTAATAAAAATGCTAGCCACTTGCTGTCTTATTGTTTCTGGGTTTCTTTTTGCTGTAATTTCTCTTGTTATTTGCAAGTAGCTGCTATCTGCGATTTCAGGTGTCAACTCTTCATTACCCAATCTTAGTCCCAAATCAAATTGAACATATACAGGATCATTAAATACAATTTCAGCTGTTGCTAGCTTGGTTCTATTAACATTGTTTACTATTAAATTTTTTTGTGCAGTATTTATATAGTTTGCTCTTGTGGAGAGTGATGTTATTTTTTCTAGTTTTGGTACTGAGTAAATGTATATATTATTAAAATTGCAAGAATCAGCAAATTTGACTTGGTTAAATAGTACTCTTGATTCTAAACTGGGCTTACTTACACCAAGATCATAAAAGTATTTGATATGCTGACTCAAATAATCCCAATTGTTAACAACTTTTACAGATGCAAGAATATTGCTATAATTTTTAAGTATATAGTTTTGAAAATCTTCTGTGGTAATTAATCTATATTGACTTTTAAATGTATTGGTAGCATTAGCTTTTATATTTGCTACAGACTCTGCAGTAATAAATTTAGTAGAAGGGTCTGGGTTTTCAAAGCTTAACAGATTTAACTCAGCTTGATCTAGAACTCTAAGATTTGAAGAAGTTGTGTCATTTTTAATTTGAGAGAAGCGCGGTGGATTGTATATGAAAGGTGTATTACCGTTTAGAGTGTTTGGACCAACTTGACCAGATGTACCGTTAGAGTTAATATAATAAATAGCAACTTCGTCATTTGTGTTGAGTTGTTTGCCATTAACATTATTGCCAAATTTTATTTCATATCTTCCATCTTCATTTAAACGAATTTCATATTTTAATGCATTTGATTTTTCTAGAAACAAAGATTGGGTTGCTTCCCACTTGACCCATTTTGGTGTAATGGCAGTATTGTCTTTTACATACACATCAATATTGAAATGATCTATAATAATATTGTTGTTGTTATTGTCCACAATGACCATGATGATAGTTTCCAATGGTTCGCCAATGGCAAAATATGTTGGGTACTCTGTGTAGCTGCCTTGATACAATAAATTTTGATCACTAAACACAGATAAGTACTCTGTGCCTGAAGTAGACTTGGTAAATGTCAAGTCATTATTAAAACTGTATATGGTTCCGTTGATTGTGAAGTATGTGTAGCGCGGTACTGTGTATGTGCCTTGCTGTAATTGATTGTTAGCATAAGCCTTGAATGGCAGAATAGCAGTTTGAAATCCAATTGGATTGTATCCAAGCAGTTTAACTATTTTGTTGATATTTTCATAAACTGTTGCAGTACTGAAAGTACTTTCAGTAGCTGTTTGATTCAGATAAAAAAGCAATACATTGTATGCATATGATATAATATCAATAACAGCAGAAATGTTGCTTCCTTCAAAATTTTGATCTGTGAAAACTGTATTGCTGTTTAAACGCTTTATAATTAAGCTTTTGAGAGACAGAGCATCAAATGCAGCGTAATTATCTGTGCTTAAGTTTAGATCGGTGTTTGAATTGGCCATATTTAATTATTTAAAAAGAAACCTGAGTTACTCAAGGTTCCTACTAGTTGAAATGAATTATTATTTATTTGTGGTATATTGAGGTTTAGCGTTATAACATACTGCTGTTTATCTACACTGAACCCAACATCTAAATGCCGTATGCGGAGTCTGGGTTCAAAGGTTGCTATGCCTTGTGTGATGTCATTGCCTATGGTTGCTGCAACATCTTCATTCACAGGTTCAAATAGATATTTTGCTAAGTTCAACCCAAAAAACGGATTCAATAACTTTTGGCCTAGATCGG